TGATACTCCCGTATTAATTTGGTATACAGCCGTGACCGTACCGCCACCTGTAGCAGACGAGCTAGCAGTTGAAGCTGCTGTAATAGTGTACGTATTTCCGGTAGCGTAAGTTATCTGAAACTCACCGTTAAGTGTAAGCCCCCCTGCCGCAGAAGCGTCACTAAAAGTAACAAAGTCACCGTTACTATACCCTCCATTAGCATCAGTAACGGTAACAGTCGCAGAACCACTAACAGTAGTAAACGGGTTTGTAAGCGTGACAGTAGCGCGTATAGGCGTAATATCGTAATACGCCCCACCATCCTCTAAGTAATATTTAAGGTGTGTCCCTACACTGGTTATAGTTAAGTTAACTAAAGTCACCCACGAATGAAGTGACCGACATATACCTAGAAAAGTGTTAGAAGATATACGCTCCCACCCACCAATCTTCTCAGGCATACCTTGACGGAACCGCACCTTATCACTTTCGTACCATCCACCCTCACTCGTATACCGTGTATTCTCGCGGTTAACTCCGGGTTTTAAGGCTAATTTTTGTAGCGGCATAGCTCACCTACACTTTAGTCCAGTCTTTGTTCTGCCATAGTAATGCTTCTGCTTCTCTACGTCTAACTAACCCGTCTAACACCTTACCTCCAGCCCTGTTCCAACGTTTTATCTGGTGGGGTATATCAGCACGGCTGCTATCAGTATCGTCGTTGATACGAACCAGCAAAGTAGATTCAGCAAGGTTACCTCCACCAAGATTGTACACCCAAGATACGAGCGCATCGAACTCATGCTGTTGAAGAGGTACATTGACTTGTTTGTGTACAATTTTTTCAAATTTAAATAAGTCGTCTGCAAGTGAAGTCTCAGCCTCGTCTTGCGTACAGGTAGCTCCTTCCTTAACTCCCTTAGTTGTTCCAAAACCGATTGTCCATACTCCCGCACTACACTGATACGCATCTAACCTACAGCCCTCAAATTTTTTAATAAGGGCTATGCCCTCGCCACTAGTCTTCATTTAGCTTATCAACTCGTTCTTTTAACTGCTCAATTATAATACGTTGCGCTTCTATCTCTGTTTTTTGCTTTAACATTAAGACACGAAGACGTTCTTCATCATCAATTTGCGGCATAGGGAAAGGTAAGATCATTTTTCTCTGCTCACTCTCTGTACTTTCTCGACAGACCTCATAGCTCCTAACCCAAGCATACCCATCAACACCGGCATCATTGTAGATGTCTCGATCAAGGGTATCACAATGCCCGACTCAGCTAATGCAAGGCCAAAGTTTGCCATAGGTATCACAATAAAGTTTGATGCCATACCGAGTACGCACACCCAACCAACTGCGGGTCGCCAACCGGCTACAAACATACTACTACTTGCGGCCTCAACTTTGTTAACTTCCAGTTGCCCTTTTGCAAGTTCCTGCGCGTGGCGAGTAGCCATCGTATTGATCTCATGCGCCAGAGCATTCTTAGCGTCTTTGTCTTCAATAAACTTATCTAACAAACCCACAACTGGGCCAACCAGAGACTGCAACATATTTGCCCCCTACGCCGTGTTAAGAACTTCCATAACAGTCACCAGTATGGAGCCTACACTTGTTATACCAGCACCCATCCATTTCAGCCACTTCTCCGCCAAAACCTCAATGCTATTTGCTTCATCTCTACGCCGTCTTTCTTCCGCCGCTCTCATCCGCTTACACTCGCTTTGAAACTTCAGCCAATCGTCATAAAGGCCCGGTCTTCCTGCGTAAATCATCCACTCGCGTATCCACTCTTCTTGTTTTTTTAAACGCTCAAGTTGCATAAAGTTTTCAAGATAACTACCCTTACGCTTCTTGTTTGCCCGCCTCGATATGACCGACTTTGAGTTAAAATAAGTGGCACAACTATCGCTAACATCATACAACTCTCGCCCATTTTTTAAAGCAGACTTAATCGTATTAAACGCGGCATTGGCGGCTTGCACCTCTGCCAACATAAATCACTTCCTGCTCATATAGGCCGTGGCTCCGAAATACGCTCCACACACACTGGCTTGGGCAATGTAAAATAATCCTAACAGATCGCTCAAAGCGTTTACTCTGCTGTCGGGCATGATGGGCAACATAAGAAACACTGAAAACAGCACCATGCTTGCCATCGCTACCCACGCCATATGCTTCTGGCTGTCAGCTTTCTCCTCTCGCAGTTCAAGCTCTACTAACTGCTGATGACGTTCAAGCTCTTCGTCAGTAACCGTGCCGTCGCCGTCTAAATCGTACTTCGCGTACTTGCTGGATGGCTCTAGCTTCTTGGGTGTCATACAATCCACAACTTTATTGCGAAGACAAACAATAATAGGCAAATCATAATCCACAGAAAAGCGTCAATGGCAGGTGGCTTCTTCACTGGGGCATCCACTTGAATAAAGCTATGACGCTCAAGATAAACGGGTACATACTCCACAGCATCATTTCTAAGCGGTCAAACCGTTTGGTGCCGGACTCAAGGCGGTTTTCAATATTCTCGTACCGGAGGCTACACTCTTTCTCGTGCGCCTCAAGTCTAAGGATAGCTTCTTTAACTGTTGCCACTTATCTTCTCTCCGCTGATTCTGGGTTTATCCAGCCATTTACCCTAATGTTTAACGGGTCAACAAATACGGGCTTGCAGAACGCAATGACGGGCTTAAAGTTGTCTTCTCTACGCGCTAGTACTCGCGCATCGTTCAGGCAATGCCGTTGGTTAATCCAGTGACTTGCTGTCTGCTCTTCCGCGTCGGGCGAAAGTTGGACTATCAGCGCGAAGACGATAATTAAGTCGCCCATTCACGTTAGTTAGTAGGCTGACGTTGAAGCAAGTTCAAGATGGCCTTGGTGTCTGAGCGTACTTCGGACAAGTCCTGAACAGCGTTATCTAGCTGTATCTCACTGCGAGTCATCTGTTGCTGAAGCTCATCAACTTCTTCCTCAATCTTATCGACCTGCTCAGACACCTCTTCGATGTCTTCAGCGTTCTCTTCCGCCATAGCATCTAGGCTGGCATAGCTAAAGACAGCACCCGTAGCCACCACCACGACAGGCAGTAGACCTAATAAATTCGATAACTTAATTTCCATTACCTATCTCCACCTTAAATAAACCTTGGCCCTTCTTTCCAATAAACTATGCTGTTTCTTCTGCCTTTTGTAACGGGTGTTACCCTATGCGGGATATCGCTTTTAAACATAACAACGCTACCTAACTGATTAAATTCCCGTATAGTCTCTGCCTTGCCTTGTTGAAATACTTGCAAATTTCCGCCTTCGTAATCTTCCATAGAGCTATTAATAACAACAGTAAATTTAAGGTCGAAGTCTTTGCTGTTTGACCCATCTTGGTGCCAATCATAGCTATCTTCTTGCAAGTAAGTGTTAAACAAAACTTTTTTATGTGAAAAATTTTCATCCAAATGATAGCCGTGATTAACTCTATTTGTAACCTTAACTTCATCGTCAATAGAGCCTAAAAGTTTTTTGCAATACTGCCATTCAACTCCTTTTACTGACGATACTTTTTTTAATTTTTTTTGGGCAGTAAACGCGCCGCTATCTGCAAAATTGTCATCGTTATGCAAGGAATACAGTTTGTTTAAATTTTCTATCTCAATTTTTGAAAAAAACTTATCCCAAAAAAAATAACTATACTCTACCATTTTTAACCTTAATGTTAGGTAAGTTTAACCCACTGTTCGCTTTCATCATCCCAGTAATAGTCTTCACCATCGTCTGGAGCGGGCGGAAACTGTGACATATATAATTCCCACTGCGTGTTTGTCTCGTTCCAATAATAGTCTTCCCCATCATCGGGGCGAGGAGATGGACACAACCAAAAACAAGTTTCTTCTTCTAATGTCCAGCTTGGATAAGGTTGCGGCATATAAAAAGCATCCCTACTTGCATCATACGTATAACCAATACCTGCGTAGTTTTTACGTAGCGCAACGCCACCATCAGGAGTACTAGAGTTAGGGGCGTAGTGAACCCCTCCTAGCGTGTTGTATGAAGTTTGCACCCATGTACCTTGCAAGCCATCAACCCAGTCTTGATCGGCAACTATAACTTCAACAACAATATTGTCTACAACCTTTGCAAAATGGCTCATGCTGTGTACGTTCCAGAGCTAGTAAATGTATGGTAGGTATATCCTCCAGCAGAAGATACCGTCCCTCCACTACCTTTTTGGCCGCCTAAATATCGAAGAATAAATACGCCAGAGCCGCCAGCTTTTGCATTTCCACTACCAGTGTAGGGCGCACCCCCTCCGCCGCCAGTATTCGCGTCACCTCCGCCTCCCGCGCCGTTACTTGCCGATATGGTTCCACTCTTTCTTCCTCCTCGACCACCGCCAGAATAAGAAGTCCCTAAGCTTTGCCAGTCTAAACCATTCCCGCCGCTTCCTGCGGCACTACTAGTATTATCACCCCCTGCTGATACCTTCCCGCCTCCACCACCGCCGTATGCATTGCCACTGCTATAAATCATCCCCCTACCTCCAGCAGTTCCGTCACGACCACTATTCTGAGCGGCCCCGCCATACGATGTATCATAAGAACTCCCACCGCTAACTTGTTTTTTTTGCCCTCCGCCGCCGCCCGATCCACCGACATTGCCATTATTAGTATTAGAATCACCGTTGCCCGATCCACCGCCACCACCGCCGCCGCCAAGAGGTGTTATGTCGGTGATATCGTCACCAGATATAGATGAATTACTTCCGTTAGCACCACTCATATCAGCCGCGCCGCTTGCGCCATGCGCTCCGCCCGCACCTATGGTAACTGATATTTCAACGCCCGGATTTACTTCAACTTCATCTACCGATTGCAATCCGCCACCACCGCCACCTCCAGCCCCTCCGTTATATCCGCCATTAGTTGCGCCGCCTGTACCGCCGCCTCCAGAAGAAAGAAAATAAGCAATATTATAAGGGCCAGATCGAGTGGGAAAAGAGCCAAACCCGTTTACGTTATATCCAAAGCCAGTCATCAATTACTCCTTATGCGTCATTCGCCGCGTCAGTGGTAAAGAACAGCTTAATGCCTAGCAAGCGAGCCGCGCCTGTCTGAGAGTCTGCCGAAACATCTCTAGCAATCTGGAATATGGTCAACGTATCAGCCGCCGCTCCAGCAATGGTCACTGCGCCACTTACTGCCGCAACATCTATGTCGTTTGACGTTCCAGAGTGAGCCTTAGCTGTTGCCACTACCTGAGTCCCAAAGGCCGTGTTTAGGTCTGCACTATCCGCAAAACTTCTACCCGCCAAGCCCCAAGCTACTGTACCTGTGTTGGTTCCCGTGACTGTAAAGAAGGCTTGAAAGGTAACAGTACCTTCGTTCCAAGACTTAGGGAAGATAACTTGAAACTGAGCGAAGTCATCTGCCGCCGCCGCAAAGTCTAAGCACTTTAGTTCTGGGCCGTTAGATAGCTCAACCTGCGTCAGAGCATCACAACCGTTAGTTGTCTCAGGGTACATCGCCGCCGCTGGAACATAGATAGTCTCAAGCCCTGCAACTTTAGCTAATGCACCGCCGACTGCTAGAGTACCTGCTATGGTTACATTGGTTGTGCCGGTGGGAATCTCAATTACATCAGCGTCTGCATCATTCTTAATCGTAACGTCGTTGGTGCTACCCTGACCTGTAAGTATCAAGCCCTCTGCGGCGGTATAACCTAT